TAAACCCCTTATTTAAGCAAATATTTTCAAACTCCTGTATATTGAACTCATCTTCTTTTAATGTTATATGTTGGGTTTTAAGGTGAGGAAGTTGGACCAAAGAAACATTAAGTTCATATTTATCGGTAGACATAAAATGATCTATTTCTTGCTTTTTATTTCCATATAAAAGATCGTTGAGATACTTAATAGCAGTTATTTCCGCAACTCCGCGAACTCCACCTACATTATCACTATTACAACCTCCGATAGCCTTTACTTTATACCAAAGATTTGGTTGTATACCTTTTTCCCTTGTAAAACTTTCTTCTGTATATGTATCTTTGCTTCTAGGATCATACATAAAGACATCAGGTTGTAGAAGTTGAAATAAATCGTTATCTGCTGAAATTATTCCTATTTCCCCCTCAAGATATTTCCAATGATCTTTTATTATAATGGCTATAATATCATCAGCTTCTATTCCAGTCTGGAGAAATCCATTTTTAAATCCTAATCTGGGAAGTATATTACATCTCAATTCTCGGAATTGGGGTTTGCTTATAGCTAAAAGTTCATCCATTTCTGGATCGAATTGTTTTGTTCTCCTTTTATATTCTGGATATACTTCCCTCCTATAGGACCGTTCTGAATCCCATGTGAATATGAATCTTGGGTTACCAAATCTATTAGCTAAAGCCTGAAGTTGACGAAGGAAACCAAAAACTACCCCCGTAGGTTGTTGCTCATAGGATAGCTCCTTCATTCGGAGCATACTCCTAAAGCAAATATAATTACAATCTATTATAAGGGTAATCTTTTCCATTATTTTTTCCAGGTTATAGGATTAAGTCTTTGCTTTTGCATCCATTCTGATCTAAGTTGGATTCCACAATGACAATCTTTCTTTTTATTATGTTTACATTTTTTACAGGGAGAATACCATTTAAATCTTTTTCCAAAGTTTTCTTTTTTCATAAGAAAGGGTGGGCAGGTGCTGGCTATCCTTTCATCTTGGCCCATGCTCCTTTTACTTTCCTTACCCACCCCCACTCATAGGGGGTAATATATTCACCCTATGAGTGTTTACTTTCTCGGAATCCTTCTTGGTCCAGCAGGGCCAGGGCTGGGAGCACCAGCCGGGGCCGCTACCGGGGGTCTAACTGCTGGTCTGGGAGCCGGGGCTGGGGCACCGGCAGCTATTGGGGGTCGGGCCACTCTGGGCGTCTGGGCCGGGGGAGCAACTGGAGGAGTCTGGATTGGAGCACCCTGAGATTCGGCTGCGATTTGGTCAGCCAATTCGGAGCAGGGATTCCAATTAACACACCCGCTACAGGCTTCCAGTTGTTCACAATCCTGACCAAACACTCCCCCTACGGGACAAGTATTAGCCCCTACAACCGGAGCCACCACAGGGGTAGCTACTTTGGGAGTAGGAGGAGTTACGGCAATCGGAACAGGGGCCGAGGTCTCAGCGGCTACCGGAGCAATTCTTTTTCTTATTGCTAGAGCCGGGGCCGCTACCGGGGGAGTGGGGGCAGGGGCTTCCGCCACAGGAGGAGGAGGAGCCAACTCACCCCCATCGGCTCCACCGTAGAAAGCTGCCTTGATCGTATCGTAATCGCAGATCTTGACCAGAGAATCTAGTGGGAGAAGAGTATCGACCAATTCAAAGGGAAGAACGTAATTCCGGTCGATAAACTTATGTCCCACATATTCGGTATTCCTTTTTTGTCCCTTCTTTTCAAAGGAAATGGTTTTTCCCTCATCGATGTCGGAGAAAGGGATATAGGGAACCACGGCCTTTTGCCCACCCCTCTCAGGGGTTTTGGCCAGAGAGACCAAATACTTTTCCATATACCAGTGGGCTACGTCAAAGATTTGGGGACCTTTGGCCTCTTCTTTTTCGGAGTCATAGCAAACTACCCAGTAAATGGACCGGCGTTTGGGGGTGAGTTCTTTGACCAGATCTTCATCGTAATCTTCCTGCCTGCGAATCTCTTCCCGATACTCACAGATGGGGCAGGGCAAGTTGAAGTTACGGGCGGGGCATACGTATGAATCTTGATTCACTCCTACTCCATAGTGAACCCAGATAATCATAACATATGTCCAATCACCCTCTTTTGTTCCCTGGGGATCGCTGGGTCCGGCCTTGTACGGGAGGACATCAATAAGATGGGGTCCTTCCACAACCTTCCAGAATTTCAAATCCGATGAATCCACGAAGAAGGATTTAAACTGTCCAGAATCTTCCCTCTTTTCGTATGATTCACGGGTTCTACTTACCAATGCAGCTTTCATAGCTGATTTCCTGTCAACAGACATCTTTTTGCCCTCCTTTTTTAATTGGCTTAATTGGGGTATCCACCCCACTTTTAAACAATTTATTCATCAGATCTAATTTATGATCAGATACACTTTTCATTATAGCATAAGAAGATACCCTACAGGTTACGTATAGTAACCATACACAAAAAGGAAACCCAAACAAAATGATTAGAGATTGTTTCCAAAAAGGAAGATTGAGGAAATATTCCATTATTATCTTCTCATTTTCAGATTAAGATTAGTTTTTAACTCTTTGGTCCCCTCATCTGCCATCTTACCCACAGATTCATTGGGTTCTTTGGGCCTGGACCAATAGCCAGATAGATAAAGGGGAATGAGTTTTTCTACCATGGACTTACGTTGCTCAAAGGCTTCTTTTGCCGAAGTTAGAATATTTACTGCCCTTTGGGCATCAATATGATCATTTTCTACCTGACTGATTTCAGGAAGGGTCTCCAGGGTAGCCGCTACAGAACCTTCTGTAGCCTTATCCAACCCGTATTTATTTGGATTTGATCGAATATCCACACTTATCTCAGATCGTTTTATTGAAGTCCTTCTTTTGGCCCAGTCCCTCTGCTTGATAGCATCCGACATAATCCTAGCCCATTTAAGGAATCTTTTGGGCTGCTCGATGCATTCAAAGTCTAGGGCATTTTTATCAATGTCTAAGTCTTTGTCGAGTTCTTGCCCCAGTTCTCCATCTATGGTATTCTTAATATCTTTATCTTCCAAGTCCATGGTTACCTCCTATACAATTGTGCTCATGTAGCAGGAAATAATTAACCCAGCCTTTCCAGAATCATAATAGGGATGAATAAATTCGGACATAATTAGGGCAATCCTTTTTCCTTCATCTCCCTTTTTACTTAATATAACGGTAGATAGGTAGCCAAGAATAGCCCTCCTGGCCCCTTCCGCATCGGAATCAAATCCTTTAAGCATAAGGGAAAGTTCTGCCCACCGTTTAGCGGGGGAATCAGTGGAGATTATCTTTCTACAAATGTCTATTACCAGAGTTTCATCTATGGTTATCTCGGATATGGATTGTAGTTGAGCTTCTTCATCGGTAAGATCTATAATTTGATCAAGTATTTTAACTACAACTCTTGGGCTACCCTCTGCAGCAAATAGTATAGCATCACGTACTTTGTCGGCTACCTTCTTTCCTTCGGATTCTAGAATCCAATTAACCAATCCGATCATATCATGTTTAGCAAGAGGGGATACATGGAAGGTGGTACATCTATTTCGGATGGTCTTTAGGAGTTTTTCTGGTTCAGTGGTACAAAGAATGAAGAAGACTGTTTCGGGGGGTTCTTCAAGAATTTCTAACATAGAATTTTGGAATTCATTGGTTGCTTTTTGGCACTCATTTAGGATAATAACCTTTACATCTCCATACATGGGAACAAATTTACAAGAAGATATGATTTCTCTGGCCGCATCTATTCCCCTCATTTCTGATATATTATATTCCACTAGATCCGAATCTTTACAATTTAACATATTAGCCATAATTCTGGATAGGGTGGTCTTTCCACATCCAGAGGGACCAGTCAATAGATATGTATGGGGTTTATCGACCTTATCCATAACAGAGATAATGGTTTTCTTTAAAGGTAAATTTCCAAAGAATTCATCTAAGGATACGGGTCTATAACTTAATTGAAGCGGCATAAATCTCTCCCTCTACTATATACTACAAATTTACTACAGAAACCAGAATATTAATCTTCCTCATATTCTTGTTTAGTATGCCAGGGCCGGTCTATTTCGGTCACTTCTACCTCAGAAACCAAAGGAACTGATATCCATGGATGTTCTGGTAGAATGTCTTGGGTCATGACCCGTTTAATAAGAGGAACAAGATATGAGATTTCGCTTGGATGAGCATCTAATAAAATAGAATCGTGGATTTGGGCAATAACTCTAGAAATCCAACCCTCTATTTTACTTAACCAATTTAATCTAATATAGGACCACAGGAGTAAATGGAAAGCTGTTCCCTGTACTGGAGTATTAATTATCATATTTCTTTCTAAAAATCCCCTACGTCTAAATCCATGGAACATTTCGACAAAACAGTTCTCTTTATAGGAATTTATTAATTCTTCTTGGAATTTTTTTGTGGCTTTATATCTTTTCCAAAAATCATGTTCTACTTTCTGAACATGTCTCATTGTTAAATCTGTATAACCTCTACTATATAAATTTTCCCAGACATTTTTAAAATAAGATCCATATATCTCAGCAAAAACAAAAGCATTTTTAGTATCAAATCTCTTATCTTTTTTAGATTTTAGATCGGTTTGGAGTAATTGTTCGGACCAATCCCCATGTATATCATGTTCTTCCCAAAGTTCTTTGGTCATTACTGGATCTTTAGAATAACAAGCAATAATTCTTATTTCATGTCCACCGTAATCGGCTTCGATTATGCAGTTACCAGGAGAAGGAATAATCCCACCCCTAATCAATTCCATAGCAAATTTATCTTTACGTGGTAGGTTGTGGAAATTGGGACTTGAGGAACTGCTGCGATAGGTTCTCACTAAATTTAGATTAAAATTAGGATGTATTCGCCCATCAACTTGAAGATCTAAAATTCCTTCTACATATGTAGATTTAAGTTTAGCTAGTTGTCTTAATTTTACAATATCTTTAGCAAAAGGAATATCTAATTCTTCCAAAACGGAATGATCTACCGAAACATTTCCCAATGCCGTAAATTTAGAAGGTTTTAATCCTAATTGTTTATATAAAAGTTCATTTAGGTCGTCTGTAGATATGGATACTTTATCTTCTCCTTTTTCCTTTTTAATGGAAACTAAATCTTTTCCAGACTTAGATTTGAATATTTTGTTCTCTGGAGAATTGTTTACTTTTCTAACAAGAAAGTGAAGTCTATTTTCTAGATTAACCTTAGCATCTTGGTAATAACTTACATTTACAGGTATTCCAGTTTCTTCTGAATCGGAAAAGGCCAAGACCCCCCGA